CCTCTTGCTCTTGAATTGCTCCACCTATTGCAATATCATTATCTAAATCTGTTTTAAGGACATTACCTATAGTAATATCACTTTTTAATGCTACATCTAGGGCATTGCCTGTAGTTATATCACCTTTCAATGCTGCATCTGTTATATCGCCTGTGGTTATATCACCTTTTAATTCAGCATCTAAGATATTACCAGTTGAAATATCTGCTTTTAAAGTTGTATCTAAGGCATCACCTGTAACAATATTGTTCTGTAAATCTACATTTAATGCTTCAACTGTTGGGATACTTAGTACCGCATCATTAACCGCATTAAGTGCATTCGTTAAGGCAGTAAACTCGCTGGTACTCTCTATAGCTAAATCATCCCTCACGTTTTCATTTACTGTAAAATTAAAAGTAACACTAGTTAGAATCTCACCAGCATCGCCATATATTGTAATTTCACTCGCAACAGGTCCAGCATAACTTAATGCTTGAGTAGTTAATAGACGACTTATTTTACCAGTTAAAACATCATCTAACGTGCAATCCAAAAATACTTTTGTATCGTCTGCTTTTTGAAAATATATTCTTGAAGTTGTGCCTGTTAAATCATATGTGAGTGAATTGTTGAAAATATTAATTACAAATTTATGACTATCAGTATCATTTTTTTTAATAACGATAGATTTATTCATATTTATTTTATTTGCTAAATCTATGTTGATAACATGATCTATAGGGTTTATCATTTATAACCACCTCCATTTTTAAATTAAAAAAGCAACCCTATTGAGTTGCTTCGTTTTTTTGTAATACCTCTGTAACACTTTTCTGATATTTTTCTCTTTCCTTATTTACTATCTGTGATGTTTCCATGTCTATTCGTTGTTTTATATCAACTAAAATAAGCTGCAATATTGTTGCGGGTAATTTAGCATTTACCATTTCCTTAAATATACTTTCTTTTGCATCTTCTATCTTTAAATTTATACTTCTTTCCACTGCCATTTTATATTCCTCCTATTAAAGTTGTTTACTTGTTCCATCCTTAGCATATACCCATGTGCCTGTATCTCTTATGTCTAAATAAGAACCTGCATTTGCGTGTAAAATTAATCTGTTTGTCAAACATTCTAAATAGCAACCGTTTGGTAAATATATATATTGACCATCTGGTTGAATTGCACCACCATAGTTATTATCAACCCAATTTTCTGTTGCTATATCATCATAATTTATTTTTCCACCAATTTCAGTTAAATAACTTCTAACACTACCAACACTATTTAATACAAATATTCCTGCTCCAGATGTACCATCAGCATACAATGCAATTTTTACATCATCTGCACTATCTGATAAATTAATTATTCCTGCATCGTATGAACTATCAATTCCGATGCCAACTCGTTTAGATGCTAAACTATCATTATATAAACCAATTGTTCCGCCAACATTATCACCACCTCCAGTTTCAGAACCGATGCGCACATTTGGATTACCATTCATATCATTTATATCTAATATTCCACCATTAGCATCTACTGTAAATTCTGCGAATATTGTTGCACCACTAACTTGTTGAATTGCTGTACCTTGTAATAGTCCACCAAATATATTTGGAGAAATAATACTTGTACCACTTCCTAAAGTTAAGCTTACACCATCATATATAATTCCATCGTCAGCAAAGTTGAATGTTCCATCCGTCATATTTATTTCAGTTTCACCATTTATTGATTGTAATAATCCGGTTTTAATTAAGTTAGCATTTAATATGCCAGTGGTTATATAATCAGCCACAATAGAGCCATCTTGTGTAATTGCAGTATCATACGGACCGTTTATGCCGGTGCTACTATGCCCAAAGCCTCCCATATTCCACCGCCATACATCTAATGCGGTGTTTACATCTGCCGTATCCATAATTAAGATTTCATAGGGCTTGCCTGCTTCATCTTGTCTTATAACTACATTGCCACCTTCAGACCCAGTTATTAACTTTGTGGCATTATCTATAGCCTTTTGATAATCTGATTTTACTTGGACTATATCTTTTTTAACTTCTTGAATTGAATTATTAATAGTTGTTGCTAAATTAGGTTTAAAACTTCCTAACTCGATTTTTTCAATTCTGTCTGTTAATATATTTTTAGTTATTTTTATTACTTTTGCTTTTAAATTTATGCCTAGTTTGCTATGCTTTATTGTTACTGTATCACCTAAATAAACTCTTTCTAATACTGCATAATTTTTATATTCTTCTGTGCATTTCAAAGAAATAAAGTTTATTTTGTAGTTAAATTGAGGAATATCTATTTTATTATTTGTCATGTATTCTTGTCCCGCAACTCTTAAAGGGTTCACTGCTTCATAATCACTTAATTCAATAACTTTGATTTTAGGGTGCGAAAAATTGTTAATATAAGGACTATCAATATATTTTTCTGTTAATAATAAACCATCTTTGCCTACTGGCATTAATCTAGTACATATACCATCTGTGTCTAAAGTTTCTTCTATCCCTTGAACATTCTTACCATAGCTAACTAAAACCCCTCTGTCTAATCCTCTAGCCCCTAATAATTTAATAGTGTAGTTATCTCTAACTAACTCGCCACCAATATTATTAATTAATCCATCAGTACCCATAATACTTTCAACTACATTTTTTCTAACGAACTGTGTATTTGCTAATATTGAAACATCACTCATTGAAGTGAAACTATGCGCATATTGAGTATTTGTGAGTATTGCATCTAAAGCACCAGCGCCGTTTATATTCGTCAATGTTATATCTTCTAAAAAATTATCAAGTAAATCATAATAGATATGCCTTAAATTCACCGAGATGGATGTTAGTTTCTTTACTTTATGATAAATACGATACAGTTGATCACCTATCTTGGCTATATTACCTTCTAAAAGATATTGCCATTTCCCTCGTTCATCAATTGGGTACTCAATCGTAGCTTCAAAAACTGAATTTAACTCTTCGGTTACTACGCAACTGATACAGTCTGAAAGCACTATTACTCCATTGTGTTCAAAATTTGTCTCTTTACTATTATAAATTGATATTATATTAATCACCTCATTTTTACTTGAAAAAAGAAGCCTAATTATAAGCTTCTTTAAATTTTATATATATCTAAAATTTGGAGTTATCTCAATTGAAGTTACTGAACCGGTGAAACTAATAGGGTTATTTCCTGGTATTAATTGACTAAACTCACCATTCATTTGATTATTTAATAGCTGAGTCCCTTTATATGCATCCATTAGGTCAGAATCTAAAGTCACATAATCAACAATATTAGTTAATGTAACAACTTTGCTATTAATAGTAAGTGTAATAGCCCCCGTGCCGAATATTTTTATAATAGGCAGACTAGTATTACCTGTACCATTATAAATAGTTCCCGTGTTTGTTAATGTTATTAATTCTTCGCCTATACTAAGTTTGTACGGTTGGACCTTAAACATCAAAGGAAATTCACCAAAAGTCTTTAACGATTGCGATATATCTATTTTATTAATTATTCTAGCTTGATATTTATAATCGGGATCCCAACTAAATATCAAATCACTAGATGTGTTCATTAACCATGCTTTAACTTCTTCAATTCTGCTTTCATCCATAATTGTACATTCAAGAGGGAGGATATAACTTTTCCTAGTTTTATAATCTATTGTTAGATTGCCATCCCTACCCGGTAATTCGTACTCATCTATATTGTTTTCGGGAACTACGCTAGGAGGGAGTTTGTTTATAATAATCCCAAAATCTTCGTATGAATCTTTGCTGTTATAAATAAAACTTGGAAACATCTAAGCCCCTCCTAATTCTTTCTTTTTAATGTAATAACTTAATTCTTCTGCTAATTCTTCAACGTCTTGTTTTCTTTCGTTTACAAATGTTTCAATAATTAAATTAAAGCCTTTGTCATTCCTTTTAGCCATATCCATACTTTTTTTATTATCATATATTTTAGTACCCTTTTGTAAACTCATAAGTTCCGGACCCTCTTCTCCTACCCATGTAAGACCGCCTTGGAAATTATTTGTTCCTCTTGCGTTGGCAACGGGTGGTCTTGCACCGCCATATGGTGAACCAGTATCGATGCCGCCAAATTGTGATGTAGAACCACTAGTTGTATATTCTGTATTAACGGTGGCATTTTTATCTTCTATTTCCGTTCCATTAAACCAATCAAGAGCATCTTGAACTCCCTCAATAACTGTTTTAATGCCACCGAATATTGCACTAAACAATTCAGCCACATCATCAAGACCCGGTTTAATAAAGTCATAAATGCCTTTTACAACTTCTATCACCATTGCTACTATGTCTATTACTAATTTTACCGCTACAACTATTAATGGGAATACTAGTTCAAAAATCGCTTGAATACCCGGCATTGCTTTTTTAACCGTATCCCATAGCCCTTCTATAATAGGCATTACACTATCCCTTATCACCTGTACTAAATGATCAAAGCTTGGTTTTATATAATCATAAGCTTTCATAACTGCATCTTTTATAGCTGGGAAATTCTTAAAGAACCATTCAGCCATTGCTTTATAAATAGGGATAACTATATTTGTAATGTAATCACCTACAAGTTTAAATACACCTTTGATTATATCAAACGCAATTTTAACTGCCTCTTTTATTTGTGGCATATATGGTTTAATCCATTCCCAAAATTTCTTAAATGCTGGGATTAATACATCTTTTATTATATTACCAACCGAAGTGAACACATCACCTACAACTTGCATAGCGCCATCTATAAACTTTTGAATTTCCGGCATATGTTCAATAACCCACTCTAAAAAATCGTTAAATATAGGCAATAGTTTTTCTCCTAAAGTTATCATTATAACATCAAAAGAAGCCTTCATTTTTTTCATCATTGCATCTGTTGTAGCTTGTTGAATTTTAAATGCTTCATTGGTCGCTCCAGCTGCTTTTGCCATTGCTTTGGTTTTCTCTGTGAATTCATCTGATTGCGAGCCTGTTAATGCTAATACTGCGGTTCCAGCTTCAACGCTACCAAACATATTAACGAGTTCTGTGTCGCTTCCTCCAGCTGCTTTTTTTAAACCTTTTAATGCTCCATCAAGACCAAGACTTTCAATTGCTGCATCCCCTGTTTTAAATCCCATAGTTTCTAATGCTTTTGACATGCTGTCTGTCGGCTTCATAAATCCTTGTATAACTCCACGAAGTTGAGTACTAACTTCAGCGGTGTCTCCAGTAACACCAGTTAATGTAGCCATACTTCCAAAAAGTTCCTCTTGTTTAACATTCATAGCACCAGCTAAAGGGATTACCTTACCCATACTTGAGGCAAGTTCTGGGAATGTTGTTTGACCCAATCTTACTGTTTCAAATGCCAAATCCGAAGCTTTTTGTGTTGCTTCTACGCTAGTATCACCGTAACCTTTAGTAACCGCGGATAATAGATTAACGGAATCTGTTACAGTAGCATTACCAGCATCAGCACCCTTTGCTGATATTTCTAATATCTTCATGGCATCATCTGTCTCACCGAATGCACTAACAACTTGGTACAAACCATCAGTTAATAATTTAGTACTCGTGCCTGTTTTGACCGACATTTTTTTAACTTCGTCACCCATGCCTTTAATTTTGGCTTTAACGTCTCCATCTAAGAGAGTAGCAACGTTAGCCATTTGTTTTTCGTAGGATACTGCTGCATTAAGCGCTATACCACCAATTGCTGCGGCTGCTGTTCCCGCTGCAAGCACCATTGCACCGCCCCATTTTGCAGCGGTTTTTATTCCATTTCCAAGCGCACCATCAGCACGTCTTGCACTACCTTCAATTTCTCCTAAACTTCTACTCGCCCCGTTATCCCTTAAAAATATCTCTCCAAACAACTCAAATGCTCTCATTCTTTCTTTGCACCTCCCATAGAGGATAAAATTTTATCTACTTTGTTTTGAATTTCTTCTTTAGTTTCGCTTTTAACTTTTGTTTCTGTTTTATTGAAATAATCTTCAAAACTTACATAAGGAATTTCACCAGACTTCATAAACTTATAATCAACTAAATATTGTCCATAAGCTTTTGCGCTTTGTTCCTTTTCATTTGCTTTTAAAACTAATTTAATTACTGTCCTTAATTTTTGTCTACATATATAAGAGTAGTCGAAGCTATGAACTAAAATAATAATGTTTTCCCATTCCAATTCATAGGCTAAATAAAAAGTTCTTTTATATCCTCGTCATTTAGTAAAGTTTTTAATGCTAATATAGACTTAACTAAGCCTTGTTCTTTAACAATTTCAATATCTATATCTTGAACTATAGAAACAATCTCAAATATTTCTTCATTGATTGATTTTGCGTTTTGAAATACTAATATAAAGACAGTATCAAGAAGCACATCAAGTCCAATCTTCTTTGCCATTTCCTCCTTACTCAATCCCTCGTGTTTTGCAACTGCTTTCTGTGCCTGTGATTTCATATATTCTTTAACTTCTAATTTCTCATAAATGCTACCTATTAGTGGCAGTAAATCAATCGCTTTTTCTGTACTTAACATAAATACCTCCTAAAATTAAAGAGAGCCATAAGGCTCCCTATTTTTTTATACTGTTGTGAAATTTATTATATTGTTTTGCACTAGCGAATTTCCACTTATATCTTTTATATTAGTTGTAGCAAGCGCTGTATACTCAGTAGCTGTTATTAAATCTGTTATCGGTGTAAATGTAACTGTGAGCTTGTCGAATGACTGTGTTAATGCTCCAGCCACTGGAACTCCCGCTTCTAATAATAAGAAGTTTGCACTACTTACGCTAACATTTGTAATAGCTTCACTAAACGTCCATATTATAGCCGAATTCAATGCAACCGTTGTTTCTAAATCAGCCGGAACTACTGTAACTGTAGGTGGTTCCGTATCACCGGTAATTTTAGGATTATAAATAGTAAATGGTACTACTCCTTGTGTTGTTGGGCCATAATGTCCCGTAAATAGTGCTTCCATTGTACCTTCGTTTTTGTCTTCACTCGCAAGCGTTAATCCTTGCAGATTGATAGCATTTGAAACTTGGATTATAATAGGTGAAGCAGATCCACTTATAGTACCTATATAAGTTATATTAGTAAGATAATCGGCATCCTCTATTTTATCTTTACCCGTTACGATATCGTATGTTGCTTCCGTAGCACTATCCACCGAAGATGCACCTAATAGTGCTTGAAAGTTTGCAGTAGTCATTTCTAACATTGTGCCTTTTAAGGTTACCACCCAATTATCGATACGATTAAATCCAGCGGTATTTTCTTTAATTCCATCTGCTACAATTGCTCTAACTGTTGGAATAGCTGCGAACTCTCCGCCACCTCTTGTAAGTCCTAAAAGTTTAGCAGCTGCGGTTGCTACTGTATCTGTTGCCATGTCAAAGTTTTTATAAAATGCGCCCGAATCCAACATAAAATGTTTAGGTGATTCTGCGGTATATCCGTTCATTTTAACCCCTCCTGTATAATTTAATATTGTATCTTAATCTACGTCTATCTATTATTGGATCTTCATCCGGTATATTTAATTTATAAGGATTATCCCTATATATTTTGCATTGGAAATTAGCATCTAAATTTGATAACCTGTTTAGTTTTTTATCTACATTATCTGTAATAGTTTCTAATTCCACTATATCGCCCGTATTGGTCCATACGTCTACTTCTAATACTGTGTCCTCTCTAACTTCTACTTCGCTTGTATTGGGCATGCGATAAACTACATAAGGATATTCTGTGCCTTGTGGTGCTTTCTCAAAATAAGTCTTGGTATAAACTGATTGTATCTGCTCGTATATAAAAGTAAGTAAGTCCATCATGTTAATCACCCACTCCATGTAATTCTCTTTCTGTGATTCCTTTAATTTCGTCTATGTTTTCTTCTACTGAACCTGTTAACACCCTCTGTGCATCCTGTTTACTCGTTCCGAACTCCACAAAGGCGGCATATTCAGTATTGTTTGCAACGATAACACTCTTTTCTTGCACCTCATGCTCCCACGAACTTTTAAGCCTGCCGCTTACAACCGGACTTCTCGAAACTGCTTCACCATCAACATATAAGCCTATTTTTTCTAGTGCCCTTTGCTCTGCTCTTTCCATTTCAGCCATCACTTCTCTGCGGTTACTTCTAAATGTCATTCTATCAACTCCAAATCAACTTGATAAAATTCTCTTTTGTTATCAATTAATTTAACATCATACAAATGACTATTATAAGAAATTCTATCCTTTTCTTTTATGTCGGTTATAAAAAAATAAAGTCTATGAGTAGAATATACCGTGACTTTATCTGCGCTTACTCTTTCACCACCGTTTAAAGTCCGTATATAGCCCTCTGTGTCCTCTAAATCATTCCATGCCATAATTGTATTGCCGAACGTTCCAAGTGTTGCAGTAAGTCTGCTAATCGTTAATGGCTCAAAGTATTCTACAAATTCTTCTATCATACAAACTTCACCAACGCTCTAGGTAACAAAGCCATAACATCAGCCGGTAAACCCATAGGTCCACTTGCACCACTTGAAATATAAGAAATACTTAAATCTCCTATTTTCTTACTAGCTATGCCACTTTTAACACCATCTAAATATTGAATACCTCTAGCAATAAATAACTGTACACCACCCGGAATAGTTACGCTAAAATCTCTATTAGTTTTATCCTCTGCTACTCCTAAGAGAATAGGTATCATAGCTTCATAATAAACATCTTTACTTACATTTAATATATCTATATTAAGCAATGTTTTAACATCTTCAGCGGTCATGTTTTCCCTCCTATAAAAAAGAGAGGGGAATTAACCCCTCCTTAATTAAACTATTTTGAATTTAAATTCAGCAAGTGCAATGTTTTTCATCTTTTTCTTTTTAGTCCAGTTTGTGGCTGCTTCAAGTTGTACATTCGTAGGTGAAACGGGTGCAGCAACAGGCTCATTCCATTCAACACCTAGTGGATGTAGTACGAATTGTTTTCTATTGATTAAAGCACTTTCTCCAAGTCCTTTAAGTGGTGCTCTATAAATTTCACTTGATACAATTCCCTCATTAGATTCTACGAATCCCATTGCGCCGCCACCAAACAAGTACATTGAACCTTTTTTAGTTCCATTGTCATACGGTACAGCATCATCCATAATTACTCTAGCGTTTAGTGGAGTATATACGCTTATAGTTCCATTACCATCACTAGCAGGAACTGTTGCGATTTGATCTTGTTTAAGCATATAAGCATATACTGCACTGTGTACACTAACCGCAGTTAATTTATCAGCTGCATCGCCTAATATAAATTTAGTATCTATTGCGCCGGATGAGTTAAACAATGCTAAGTCACCAACTAATGCGGATATATCATTAACATGGTCTGTCAGTGAAGCAAATACACCTTTACAAGTACTTAAAAGTATTTTAGTATATTCTGCTGCCCAATAATCAGCGTAAGCGTTTGCGATTCTATCCATTACATCGTCACCACTTAAAAGACTTGCTAATTGATTTTCACCAAACGCTTTTACTCTTAATTGACGTCTTGCAGTATCTTCACTTGTAGTAATTCCACCTAATCCCATGTCTGCTGTTTCAGATGGGATTTCTGAATTACCTGTTAATGCTTTTGTAAAAGGCATGATTATTGATTTACCACCCATTGAAAGTAGTTTTGCTAATTGTGGATTAGCCACCATTATTCCGCTCGCAAAGAATGCGTTTTTATCTGTTGCCATTTCTGCCACGTATGCGTCGAAATTCTCCGGTACTATCATGTTTGTTAAAGTTGTTAAAGCCATTTATAATTCCTCCTCTATTTCGCTGCTGCTCTTAATTGAGCCGCTAACGTCGGATCATTCTTTTCTAAAATTCCTTGTTGTGTAAGTGAATATGATTCTTTCTTATATGGATTGACAGTGCTACCGCCACCATTTCCACCTTGTGGCTCTCTGCCACCTTGTTTAAATCGTTCTTCTACTGCTGCCTTTACTGCATTAGTAAACTCTGTTTCTAGTTTTGATATATTGCCTGTTGTTTTTTCTACATCATCAGCAATAAAAAAATCGACTAAATTTAAAGGGAGTTTTTTCTCACTTGCAAGTTTATAAGCCTCTGATTTTAATTCTTTTAATACAGAATCTTTTTTAATGCCTTGAATTTCAAATTTTAACTTTTCTAACTCTATATCTTTTGGATCTTTATCCGGAAATCTTTTTTTAACTTCTCCATCAATAAGAGTTTCAAGGTTATTTTGTTTCCATGTTTCAATCCCTTTAGTAAAATAACTATCCTTTGAAGATTGCATCCACTTCTTAGCATCATCATCCGTATTTATAAACTCACTAACTCCATCAAGTGTAAGAGGTTTCTCAAACCCTTTAACGTAGTCTTGAACTTCTTCACTCTCTTTATTTGCTTCTAAATATTCTTTTATTTCTTTTATATCCATTTTTAACTCCTCCACCCTCCGCAGTTACTTTCGTCCCTGTGAGTGCTTACTTTATTATTAACCTTTTATCGTCTTGATAATTTTGGACGAAATAAAAAGCCTTATTTCTAAGACTTAATTAACCTGTTGATTCTATACGTTTTAAAACTGTTTTTGGTATACCGCTTTTAGTAGGATAGCTTTTACTTCTTGACCTGTGAGTTGTTGCAAAATATCCATCTTCATCCTTTGCGATAGTTACTCCATATTTTATGCCATCTTTTTTAATACTTCTTTGCAATACTTTTGTTATTTTTTTAGACATATATCCTCCCATAATAAAAACACCCTGTTAAGGATGCCTTAATAATTCTTTAATATCATAACCTTTGTACATACGTCTTGATTCTAACTCTATATAGTCCTTTGTAGCCTGTGTAGTATCCTTTTGATTGTATACGTGTACTAATATGTTAAATAGCTTTCGTGGTGCGGCAAGTCCTGTTAATTCAATATTCATTTTGTTCAGTAACTTTTGTTATTTTAAAAGGATTTTTCTCATATTCGATTATAAATTTTTTATTGCAAACATCACAGGATATTTCAGGAATAAAAGAGTTCTCAGGAAATTTTGCTTCTAACATACCTTTGTGACATATCGGACATACACAATCAAACCTAGTTATTGTTTTCATATAATCTAATGCCATACAATCACCCCTACCTATATTATACCATTATTTAATACCTTTTATATCTTTTACTTATTCTATTAGCTATAAAATCGCATACCTTTTCATCAGCTAAACATTTGTAAACTTCATCAACGGAATTTATACCTCGTTTTCTACATTTTTTAATAATACTATTATTTAATTTGTTAAATATAAATCTTAATATTTTAACTTTATAAATAATAAAATGCATATATTCATGTGCTATTACATTGTTTATATTTCTATTTGTTTTATTGCAGTTATATAAATAAACCTTAACTATATTCGGTTCAATAAATTCACCACAATAATTTGTTTCTGTTAAATCATATTCAATATTCATATTATCACCTACTATTAGTATATCCTATTTAATACCTTTAAGTGCTTCCCATTCCATATAATTCATTTGTGGAATTAATACAGTTTTATTGTTTTACATTTAAAAACACCCTATTTCTAAGGTGTTAATTCAACTTTTATATTTACATTTTTAGTTATAAACCTTATATACTCTGATACGGTCAAACCTAATTTAACCGCGTCTTCTGTTATTTTCTTATGTTCTTCTTTACTAAGTCTTATGTTTAAGGTAGCCATTATTAAACACCAAATATCGAATTTTCTTCTACACATTCTGGTGCTTTTATTTCTATGTGTATTTTATCAAGTAATACTGCTAACTGTTCTTTTTCTTCTAACATTTTATTAAATGTTTCTTTATCCATTGTAGCCACTTCATTATTAAGATTTTCTCTTGCTTCATATAAATTGTTGTATATAACTCTCAATTCTGTTTTATTAAATTCCATTTTTAATATCCCCTCTCATGTAGGTTATTTCCTAACCTCTAAGTATATTGTACTGCTAATCGCATTACATGTCAAGAGGTATTATAAATTTATTTTACGTAATATTTGCAGTCTTTATGCTCAAATTGTATTTCTTTAGGAATGTCTTTTTTATATACTTTACAAATAGAATTTTTAAACAGTTTGCAAGTAGTACATAGCGGTGTTTTTATACTAGCTTCACCTTTCTCATATTGGTATTTACTCATAAAAAACCTCCCCTATTAACTTAATATAACCCTTCATTTGTTTCTCGCCTGTTGGTACTAATTTTTGTTCGTAGTCTTGACCAAATATCGATTCCTCTCCTATTGGTTTAGTTAAATCATCTACTTGTTTCATTTTATCAGTAGCTACTTTGCGAGTATCTTCAACGCTAGTTATTCTTATTCTTGAATTATTTATTAAAAGAATTTCATCTTCATTGTTTAATGAGTATTCCCCTAATTCTAATCCATGGTAGCCTTTAGGTACTTTGATTTCTAAGAGTACATCATCGCCCCTTAGTCTTTTGCCATTTTCCATAAAATTATGTGAAGCAACGTCTATATTTTTACTTGTACTCATGAATGCTTTGTCTGATATTTCAGCACCTATTAAACGAGTTGGATCTTGTTTTACTATATTGCTATATTGCCCTAGTGCTTTTGATGACATACCCCTATAAACTTGTGTTTCCTTTGCTAATTCTGTTTTCTTTAAAATATTTTCTAATCTAGGAACATAAACCGCGGCGGATTCATCTACATTAAATCCCGCTCTTTTTCTTATAGACTGATTAATCGCATTACCAAAGTTTTTATATCCTTTTATTGCTTCGGTTTCTGTTTCTGTTAAATCACTCATTTTGTTAATTGTGTTTTCTTTGTTAGTAACACCTTTTAAAGATTTCCATTCTGCATATGTTGTATTGGGAACTAATACAGTTTTGCCTTGTGCATCCCTTGTGGCCCTTAACTTAGGACTTAAACCATCCACCTCGTAACGAATTGCACACCTACAATTAATATCATCTGCTGCAAGTCCTAGACTACCCGGCGCTAATCCATAACCACCTATAGAAGAAGTAAAGTTTTCTTTTACTCCTATTTTTACACCATCTAGTGATTGATGGGAGTTTCTTGTTTTAGCATCTAATGTGGCATCCCATACTTTCAACATGTTAATGCCTAATTCATCTGCCCTAATTCCAGCATCTAACCGAGATTGATTTAATATTCTATGTGTTTCTGTTTGTGCCACTCTAATAGCTTTACTTGCATCACCATCAAATCTACCTTTGATTCTTTTGGCTATCTTACCATAACCCTCACCTCTAATTAAACCCTGTGTTATTTCACTTTTAACATTAATAATAATATCGCTTCTGTGTTTCTCTAACCTCTCGGATAGTGTTAACCCACTTATTGGATTTTCAATAGCTGAGTTTATAGTGCCCATATTAACCATTACAAACTTAGAATTAACACTTGTTTCTGATTCTATTGCATAACTCGTACCTAAATAACTTTCATTATAAACACTCTTTAACAACTCTTTTGTATCCTTCCCATTAGCCTTATATACACTCGCTAGTTTATTACTAACCTCGTCATTAAGCGCCTTTAAACGGTTATATTTAGCCATTCCGCTATATGTTAAAGTGCCATCTTTTGAATACTTTTCGTAATACATTGCTAAACTGCTTCTAGTTTCATTCAATGCCCTAGAAAACTCTTTTATAATTTCTTTCTGTGTGTTTTTACTCATTTTTTCTATTGCTATATCTGTAGCGGAGAGTTTACTATTTAGTGACATTTGTTATCACCCTCTTTATTTGGAATACTAAACTTTTTCATATCTTTTATTAAATATATCTGCTTTGCATGGATAAAACTTTCTATTGTCTGTTGGAAAAGGTTCTTTAATAACATAATCCCCCATATCCGCTTTCATTTCTCCCGCTTTAGTTTTAATAATCAAATCTCCTACTTGACAACCTCCATTAACTAAATCAATTCTAAAAGCTTCACCCTCTAAGGTAACTCTTTGGTTTTCGCTTTCTGTTAAGAAATCAAACATTTCATTCTGATTTTTACCAGTCCAACATAGGAAATCTATTACTATTTCTCTGCTTTTAGCTTTCATATTTTCCCCTCACTTTTATAAATTTGTATCAACATTATTTAAATCTACTGTTGTAGTTCCTTGTTCTTCTGCTATAGTGTCCATTTCATATGGTACATCCTCAACAAATGGTAATAAGCTTAATATCGTCCTGTCTGATACAATACCTTTAAATTTCGTTGCTACATCACCTAAATAAGAGAGGTCTACCGGTATACTTCTTTTAAACGTAAAAAATACATCTAAATAATTTAATTCAATCCCTTTAGTATTCCAACTTGAAGATATAACTTTGAACATACTTCTCAATCCTGTTGTAAATTTACGTTCTTTTGTAATAGCCTTAAATTCTAGTGATAATAATTTCCATTTCCTGCTCTCACCACTTTGTGAAGCACCCGAGAAACTTTCGTCGCTCATATCTACGCTTGAACTAAATTTATATATATTTTGATTCAATGTTTTTTTATGATTTTCAAGAAATACATCATTAATCTGTTTAGTAATGAAATCTACATCAGCGCCCTCTGGCAAACTAAATGCACCTGTATTCTTTGCTTGTTCTTTTGTATCTGCATCTATCTCGCAACCTTTAAACTTCATATAAGCAAGCCTAAATTCCTCTAGTTCATTTTGACTATCGCTAATAAGATTATCATAACTATCAATAAGATTTTCTACTTTATCAAAATCGCCCTGTTCTTCATCGTTATTTAAAAATTCTATTATAGGCATATAAGAGAATAAATGTGCTTGTGTATCTATTTCTGTATAATCACCCTCGCCATTATTACTATATGTTGTCCAGTTTAATTTATCGTAAAATTCTACGTTATTGACTTCTTTACCCTCTACATTAAATGTATTATAAATACGAAATGCGTATACTATATCATTTCTATTGTCCTTTAACACAATAACATCCCAAGGATTAAGATTGATAACTCTTTCAAAACCATCTGTGTCTATATAGCACAGCCGATAAGTTTTCCCACATATAGCTTGAAGTTTTCCTGTCTCACTATCCAAATCACTAACATTATTCATCAATCCAAATTCGCTTAGTTTTAAATTAAGTTCTTTAAACTTGTTTTCTTGATACATATTTTTATCGACTTGATATGCAATAGGCTTACCGAATACATAGCCGGTAGATTCTAAAACAATTGTACCTCTATAGTCATTATTAATTTTATTATTAACTTTTGTAGCATCATCAAACTCTCTATCTTGTATTTTTAATTCATCCGCTTTGAATTGACTATATTTCTTTTTTAAATCAGTGCTAACGATAGCGAAATCTTCTAATAACTCTTTTAACATTTCAGAGTTCATCACTTGACCAGCTTTTAATTGTGCCAATATTTTACTTTGTATGTCTGTCACTTAATCACCCCTTTTCTTTTGCATATATTAATTACTCATTAAAAATCCTTCATCCTTGAAACTATCTGCTACAAGTTCATAATAAGAATCAACTTTCATATTAGGTTTGTTTAAAAACTTTTGTAAACTTTCCTCATTTTCAGCAACTACTATATGTCTTTCGTTCTTTTCCATAACAAAATAATATTTCATATTAACACTCCTTAATTTTTATTTTTCTAATAGATTTAAAATAATTATTCACAAATAATATTTAATTTTCTATCCCATTGAAATAACTTTTCTATTTTTTTTTAGTAAGTTGTCTATTTATATGTCCGTTAACTTCACAGAAATCATTTTCTCTTTGTAAAAGTTTTCTAGCATACTCGTCGTAATAAATTACATTCCCCATTATTTTCACCCCTTTTATCATTTCTAATTGAGAATACCACCCTAAAAACTACATATATGCAATTAAATTCTTACCCAACGGTGGGAGAAGTTAACTAAACCCTTTAAAATAGCCATTCTATATTTTATAAAAACGTCGTGAAACCCACATTTCTCGACATTTACAGTTTGTTAACATTAAATAATCGTTGTTGCAGTGTAGCAAGCACTAGCTACCATTTTCTTTAACTGCGACAATTCTTTCATTCGCTATATTAAAATAGCCTGTATCAAGTTCAAACCCTATAAATCTACGGTTTGTATTAATACAAGCTATCGAAGTCGTTCCACTACCTATAAATGGATCTAAAACTATATCATTTTCTTTGCTGCTAATTTGTATCATGCTATTATATACATCAATACTCTTTTGAGCAGGATGGACTAACTTAGAATTATGTTCTATTGCTTTGCACCAATCCCAATAAGCCGGTAATCTATTAACATATGGTGGAGCGTTAAATCTTTTATCATTTCTATAGCTTTCAGATGTTTTTTTTAGTTTCGTATTCTCAAATTTTTTTCTACCTTTATTGAAATACATGATTAATTCAAACCTTGTAACAAAACTAGCTTGTAAATCTCCACATTTGCTATTAGTAGGTACAATTATTAAATTTTTAAACTTGAAGCCATTTTTTATAAAAGCATTATACATTTGAGGGTATACATCTGCCCTTGTAAAACAATACAACGCTGAATCATCCTTTAATACTCGATAACTCTCATTTGCGAAATCTTGAAACCAATCTAAGTTATCGTCATTTTTTATTTTATCAAATTTATCTTTTTTAAAATTGCTTCGATAGTTTATTCCAAAAGGTGGATCGGTAGAAATTAAGTCAATACTATTATTGTCAATCTGCCTCATACCTTTTGATTGGTCTATATTATAAATCTTATCAAGTTCCAATTAATCACCTCATTTTAATATAATGACTTCGCAGCTTTTACTTTTGTAGACTTATTAACATCTTCTAGTGCATACCTTAAAGCATCTAAAATATGATTATCTCTATCTACTGGAATAGGTAATACATTTCCGTTCTTGTCCTCTTTCCACTTATATTTACTAAATTCTGCTTTTGTATTAGTGCATCTTGGATGAATTATTATTTCTAAACCTTGTAAAAACTTAATACCATATTCAATGGACCCGGGACCTTTCTTTGCACTTACTGCATTAACTCTTAATCGTCTAAAGTCTGCCACACTCTTAGGCTCTGCGCTATCACACACAACCCTTTCCCTATTAATGATGTTTAGTACCATTGGTGCTGATTCTTCATTTAATAAGCCTGTAGCTTCTATTTCATTGCATATATAAAGCCTGTTCCTCGTCTTATCGTAGTGGCTTCTTATAAATGCAAAAGGATCAGCGCCGAAGCCCCAATCAAGTCCGTTCTTGTAATTATCAAAGGTTGCTTCTATGTCTGTGAAATCTTCTACTCTCCAATTCTTGAATATTACTGCCCCTAATACACCCCAACAACCCATTGTGTAGACGGAATAGTAATATAAGTCGGTTTCATTCTCTAATGCGTTTACATCATCCTGTGTGAGGAATGCATTGTCTTTGTATATGGTCTTTAGTATGCTTGTATCATTCTTCTCTACATATTGTTTATCATCTTCCCATATGTCAAAGTAATTAGTATATATCCAGTGATCCTTAAGTATAGGATTGAAGCTTAATGTCATTCTCTTTTTAAATTTACTGCGACCTCTTAACCTTTTGTCTAACTGCTTAATAGACTTATACTCGCATTCTGTTGCTTCTTCGACCCAAATATCAGTTACAACGCCACTGATTGGCGTAATACTCTTAATTTTTTCTACATCATCAAGCCCAGCGAATAGTATTTGCTTATTATTTAAAGTACAAGTAATTATTAAATCAGTTTTATTAATAGTAAAATACTCACTTAATTTAAATGCACTTATAGCTTTTGTTATTTCATTAAGGCATGACCTTTTTATAGTAGCTTGAACGTTTCTGACTACTAAGTAGTTACGTCCGTTTATAACGTCTAATATAGTCCTCTGTGCTAGACTATAGGACTTTCCACTACTGGACCCACCATAGTAAATTTGATACCTATTTTGATTCTTTAGCTGATATTTTAAATAAATCTTATTAAATACTTTGGAATTTATATCTAAGTTAATCAATATCCTCACCATCTATTTTAATAGAAATATTAGTATTAACATTTTCACTCTCTATTTTTTCAGTAAAGAGTTTTAAATGCTTACCCAACAACTCCAATGAAGCCTTTGCACCATTAGCATCAAATATTGTCTTTTCAATGATTTCATATTCATCATCTTTATTTTTATGAGAGAACCTCACAGGCTTTCTGCCAAGACATTTATCTTTAAGTTCTAGTAAGTCCTTTAATACCATATCAGAGGTTACACCATTATCTAAGGCTCTCTGTGCTAGTCTCTGTTCTATTATAGTCTTTACCTTATCATTTCTTAACAGGCGAGAAGCCATTACTGCTGCTACATCATCATTCTTTGTAACATACCCAGCCTTATTATAACTCGTGGTAGCATTAAGACTAATCATATAATATTGAATAAATAACTCTTGTTTGTTTGTTAGCTTCATAGCCTTAATCCTCCTTTATTATTTATGTAGTGTTCTTATTTCTCTATGTATAATTCTACCTCTAGCTTTTCTAGCTTCGCATTCTTTATTTTGTTCCTTGACCGTATTATATTTTTCACAACACATACAACAGTTATGACACTTATCTGCATTCTTCATATCTTCTAATTCCCTCTTGACCATATTAATAAGTTTTATTTTAACCACTCCTATCTATCTAATTTATAAATAACAATGTGAATACTAATGCTAAACTTAATAATGCATTAATAGCTGGTAATATCATATCTTTGTTTCTTTGAAATATATTCATATCATCACTCCTATTTATATCTATTGTGTATCAGAATAAGCTTTAAACTGTTTATACATGTCTTTCCAATACCAAATATAATACTTTATAAACTTTTTCATAATACAACTCCTCATTTTTTTTTAAAAAATCTTTTAAGTGAATAAACCTCTGAATTAAAGCTAAACTTACCTACTTTTATATTAATTGTTATGCCATTCCATATTAAAATAAGCAATATTAAATACAATATAATGTTTATAATATTTATCACCTCTATATAATGTAATAGGTAAAACCATGTACAACATTACTCTTGTCCTCTAGTATGTTATTATTTGTTTACTTACGTGAGGAAACTTATACTCACCTATTACAATTAGTTATGTAACGTAAAAAAGAACCTAAGCTATTGTAAAGCCAAAGTTCTTTTATATGTGTGATATGGGGGACATATCAATTTTAATCTTTAGTAATATGTTAGAAGGATTTTCGTCAACTTCTATATTAGTATTATAACATTAAAAAGCGGACATCATGTGGACATCTTTTCCAATATCCTTCTAACTTGCCTTGTGCTATAATTTAACTCCTCTGCTACCCTTACTAGTGTTTTATTTTCTATTTCTCTTTTGTATATTACTTTGTACTCAATACCATCTAATCTTTTAAGTTTATCATTTATTTTAATTTTAGTAGCAATCATGCCTTTTAATAGTTCATCCTCTAAAAATAGCAAATTATCTAGTCTGTTAATACTATCAGCTAATCTATCTATACTCATATAATTATGTGAAGCTTTTGGCATATCCGAATATTGCATAGCTTGTATTTCTTGTGGAGCGCCTAATAACTTCATTAATGATTTACGTTGTCCTAAATATCCATTTATTCTGATTTCAGCAACTTCTATTTCTGTACATAAGTCTTTAAAGTTCTCTATAGAGTACATCTTATCCCCCTATCTAAATGTTATTATTAAATTATCAATATAATCTTCTAATCCACATTTTTTACATATTAATTGTTCTTCTTTAGATTCTTCGTGTAGCAAATAACTATGTTCCTCTACATTTATAATATCAAGTTTTTTTCTTTCAAATTCAGTAGAACCACAACAAACACAACTTAATATTAATTTCATTTTATCCCCCCATTCTAATCTTTTTCTGTTTCTTTGCTTTTGCTACTGCATAACTAAAAAACTCATCATCACTTTTTTTTAGTTCCTCTCTATGTTTCTGTTGTATTTCCAAAAACATAATTTTTGCTAGTTCAGTCCAGTTCTTTTTCTCTATTGCTTCATCTGCGGTCATATCTATCACTCCCTATCAATAAACAAGTCATAATGCTACCGATTGCTAGTACCAAAATAGTTAAAAATAGTCTCATATTATTTCTGTTACTGCGATTGCAATTATTATTATCATAAATGTAGCTGCGAGTGCATCCGAATAGGTTTCAATTCTTTTAACTAATTTAAAGAAAGCTAATCCTAATAACCAAGCCCCAATTATTAATCCTACTTGATACATTGTGTAACCTCTCTAAAGTCTTTCTTAGCTGCACTGTCCATATTCTCTAACATCTTACCCACATCTTTGAAACTCTTTCCTGTTGCCCTTGTAAGGCTCATTTGTGATAGTAATCTTTTAATAATGTTCATTGTTTACCTCCTAACTCGAGTTTTAGTAATGCTTTATCTAATATTTGCTGAAATTTTTTATCAGTTAAATTTTCTCTTGCAATATCCATGAATATAATACCTAAATGCTTCATTCTTGTTTCTTTTTCATTTCTTTTTATTTCACCGTTTATTTTTCTTTCTGCCATATTCAATTCGCTTTGTTTTTTCTTTTCGTTGCGTCTTGCTATTATCAAATCTGTATCTAATTGTCTTTTTTGAATTTTTTTTATACCTAACGCGTAGTTTGCTTTTTTGTACCATTCTCCGTCTGAATATTCACCTTTTGCTTTAGCATTGTATTTAGCTTCTCCTAATTGCATTTCTATTTTTAATATATCAGTACTTAAAGCCAGTAAATTTTCTTCCATTTCTAATAATGTTTCCATAATATCCCCCTTAATTTTTAATATAATGTTTTACCATTTTTATAACATACATTGCAAACTTCTTTAAACCCCGTGCATTTCATATCAGCATCTTTACATTTTGTATCTGATATAGGTGTAATTATAAATTCCTTGCACTCTTGGCATACTCTTATAAATAATTCTTCTTTTATACTCCCCATAATCTGCTCATTTCCGCTATCTCTTTAGGTGAAATAGTTTCTATATTTAATTCCTTACACTGGGTAACTATTTCATTTAAAAGTAAATTCATTTCCAACCCGTTATATACGCTACTTCCGTAATATGATATTACATTCTTGTATCCATCTAATTTACTATCTTTGAGTATTTCAGAGAAGAACCCTAGTCCTTTACTATTCCATACCTCAATCCACCTATCTGTGGCTTCATTTTTTATAGGTACTATTTCAAACTGTCCCACATCTTTTATAAATTTTTGGTATACGAGTTCTTTTGTAGAATTAATTTTCTCTGCAATCTTTTGACATAATACAAAACAATACGCATTGCTATCAAGGGACCTTTTAACTCTATATTGTTTAATATCTGCAACTAACATTTTGCCTTTTGATATTATTTCTTTTAACTCATCTATATTGATGTTGCCTTTAGCCTTTAAGACTATTTCAGCTTCTTTGTTTTCGTCATACTGGAGCCTTATATTATTAACCACTATTTTCACTAGTCAACCACCTCCATGCAATCACAGAAGTCATTTACTATTTTATTTTGTCTTTCCTTGCTTATCCTTTTATCTTCTAAAGCACTTCGTAAACTCTTTTCTAGCTTTGCATCTAGTTCATTACAATATTGTCTGTTGAGTTCATTAACTACTATTTTGAATGTTATTTTATTTATCATTTTTAGCCTTCTTACGTTTTGCCCTAGCTTTTATAACATCATCATATTCTAGCCATTGTCCGCCACTCCACACTAACCACGTAAGCACATTCTCATATGTTGCATTGAATATTTTACGTTTTAATTTGGATTCAGGAGTTGCCATTCCTTTAATATCTATGATTTCAATATCTCCGTTAAGGTGATAAATAGTAAAATCGGCTTTCAATTCAATAGCTCTATATCTTATACCCATTTTTATAAATTTAGGTTGTAGTATAAACCTAGGTTGTAATTCAAAATTAATTATTAATCCCATTGATTTGTCCATTTTTAATTTGTCATAAAATTTTGCTTCGACCTTGCTATCAAAACGATAACCATCAACAGTTATCTTCTCATTCTTGTATTTAGCCACCTTATATCCCCCTTTTAAAACAATCTGCCACCCATTAACCGCCTGCAAAGTTGTTCTGTGTTATAGCCTAAACTATATAATGTCAATTTCTTTAGTATCAAGTCTATTTCTTCACCATTACACTCTAGACTAGTTTGTATTTCCTCTTTGCTATAAAATTCATTTGAAAACATAGTCTGTAGTCTAGTCTGTAGTTGTTGTTTTAGTTTTAAGTCTAGTTTTTTATTGTGGTGTACTCCATTAGGTGCTGACCGGTGACACTCTTGGCATAACTGGACTAGATTAATATTAATCTTCTTCATATGTGGAGCCTGCGACCTCAAAATAACATGATGCAATTCCACATATCCGCATCTCCCACAATTGCAGCACTCACCGCCTGGCATTTAATACCCCTCTTTCTGTCTCAGATGATTAATAAGATTCTTTTCAAGGTAAGCTTTTTCTATTTCCTCTACCGTAAAACCAAGCGTATTGCCAATACTAAAGACAAAATGTAGTATATCTGCATATTCATCAAGTAAACGTTCTTTACTCTCGCTTGGCTTATCTGACCAATATTTAAAGCACCTTGTAGCGTTTGCGAACTCCCCAACTTCCACAAACAAAGCGGTTATTCTATCATTTAAGAACGATTTATCATTATGGTGTATGTCATACATTTCATCACCTATAGTGTTAAAGTTGCTATCTACTATAACTTTATCTAATTTATTTTGTAATTTGTAAAACTCTTTTAATTCCATGTTACCCCCCCCTCCTGTGTATAAAACTGTGTATAACTTAACTTTCCGTTAAACTCTAATCCGAAAAAACAATCTCCGAACTTCTTAAATCCGTTATACAACATTCACACAACTCTTTACCCTTAAACCTTGTCATATCCTCTTGAACATCTCCACAAATTGTACAACCACGCTTGTACTTCTTTAAGATAATATTTTCTCCCTCTGTATATATTTCCATTGGTGTTCCTTCTGGTAAATTAAGTGTATCCCTTAATTCTTTTGCAATCACGATTCTTCCTAGTGTATCAATTTTACGAACTATGCCACAATTACGCATTATTAATTCCCCCTCTTTATGTATAAATATAAGTAACAAGATTTATATTTCTCATTACTTATATTATACCATAATTTAACGTTTAGTTAAAGACTTTCTTTGAATGTTTTTATTTGCCTAAAAAGGAATGTCCGAAGAATCTATTTCAGTTGCTTCATTATTGGAACTTTCCTTTTCCCGTGAAGCTTCTTGATGATTCTCTTTACCGCCTATCATTTCTACATTACTGATAAATATATCTGTTGTATGCTTTTTAACTCCCTGTTTATCCTCATAAGATCCAAGTTGTAAACTACCCTCACATATCACCTTAGTACCTTTTGTTAAGTACTGCGCTAACTTCTCCGCTCTCTCTCCAAACATTACACAATTAAACCAGTTAGTACCATCATCCTTTTTATATCCTTTACTAACGGCTACACTCCACTTTAATATAGCCTTTCCTGTGTTCTTTGCCATTGTAAGTTCTGAATCGCGTCCTAAATTTCCCGAAAATATTATTTTATTAATAATAAACAACCCCTTTTTATTTTAAATTTTATATGAGGATTAACTAATCCCTTCAAACCACTTCATGTAATACAATATCCACATCTTTGACATTGCCTACCATTTTCAATAACTGCCCCACACTGTGGACATACCATTATAAAACCTCCCTTTTGCATCGTCTACCGTTCTTTCTAGGATTCCATATATAATTACCCACCGTATGTTTATCTAGTCCATATGCAACTCCCACCTGTCTTAGTGTTAACCCCTCATTATATAATTCATTTAACCCCTGTGCTATTTTAATCGTTACTTTCATTTCATCCCATCCCATACTTTAAATATCATCAAATACTATAGGTATCAACGTTTTAAGTTCTTCCAATAAAGGTATCGTTAATTCCCTCATTTGTGGATGTGCTACGCTTTCAGTTCTAAGTTTGAAAAAATGTCGCCATTCTCTTAAATTCATAGTTACTACTATTTCAGTTTTTAAAGAAGTTGGTAATATGCTCCTAGCTTCTTCTGGCTTTGCTCCCACTTCTAACAAATGGAAATATGATTTTTCAGATAAGTGGCAAGCATTTTCCCATAATTCATATCCATACGTCCCTTCCCCCCAAAATATAGGCTCTATTACTGTTATTTCATTGCTAAATTTATCTTTAGTGTAATTGCAATACCTTGTACTTTCCTGTCCAAATGAAGCTAATCTATGCCTTACAATCTCATGGCTTATCCCTCTATCACAAATAAATCTTACAGATAAACTATTATGTTCAATCATTGCTTCATGTCCTTGTTTTATTAGATTAATTACAAATTTAATAGCAGATTTATCAGTTATTTTATTTTCTGATTTATAACAAGTTCTACCTACCTTTTCTATTTGCTTTAATAATTCTAATCCATTAATTTCAGATTCAATTATATATGATGCTTTAATTTTATTCATGCTACTACCTCCCTCCTGCCTCTACCTTTTGTTTTTATCTTATGTCTAATCATAAAGGCTCCTATCGTTGCTTGGCTTACGTTGTACATTGTGCCTATTTCTTTCATAGTTAAATTATCATTCAAATATAAATCTTCTATTTTATCTCTCTCATTATCTTTTATAGCAAAATTATCTTCTATTACATCTCTAGTTGCTATTTTTTCAGAAGCTCCCATGATTTTTAATGCTTTATCCCTTGTTAGTTTTATATTTAATACACATGCAGCCAGTGCTGCAAAATTAAGATCAATCCCCTCCATCATATCCCCCTCTGTTGCATGTCATATTTGTATTGTGACGTAAACTATATAAAAAATACCATACTATTCACTTCTGAATAATACGGTATTAACTGTTTTATTTATTAAATTATTATTTATTTTCGTATATGTTTCCTATAATTTCTATTTCATCATTTTCACTTAAAGTGTATAAATGTTCTCCTCTGTCTATATTTATTTTAAATCCATATAAACTAAAACATATTACTCCATTATTCATTTTTACTTTTTTAAGTTGATTATCAAATCTGCTGACAAATAAGTGAGTACCTTTTATAATATCACCGTCATATATTTCTTTATCATTCTTATCTTTTAAGCCTGTATACTGCATGATTTCAAATCTATCTTCATTTATAAATTCCCATCTATCTTCTTTGATACTTGCATCAAGTCTAAATACTCCAATGCTTGTTATTTTCAATGGTATAAACTCCTGCTCATGGATTATCATTCTTTTATCTTCCTTATCCCAAGCTCTAAATTTATATTCTCTCATAACATCACCCTTTCATAATATATTATGATAATTATATACCGTATTATTCAGTTTTCAAAGAACTTTTGTAATTTAAATTACTTCACACTTTAATCATAATGAGTACTATTTCATTAATTTACTCCACATCTTCAAACCCTCTATAGTTGCAATCAACCCATTTCTTTTACAATATTTTAAATATCTACGTCTACTTGAATTACTCATATTATTAACCTCCATGTGTGATATAATATAAGTAGGCAACTAGTTCACACAATGTCTTGTTACCTACTATTTAGTTATTTAGTACCTTTTGCAGAGGTACTATTTTAGTTTACTTGACAACAATCCTCTTGCACTCTATCCTCTAATTCTTCTATCAATTCATTAGATGTTCCTAAATCACTTTCTAGTGTCAAGCATCTATCTTCTAAATTTGTATAAGTTTCTTTGTGTAACCTTGTATCTAATTCATTAAACAACCTCTCCGCCTGTTCTGTAGATAATCCTAATAAATCTTTACCCATTACATTTCCCCCTTATCAATAGCTTTATATTTATAATTATTATCTTTTAAAAACTGACTAAGTGCTTTTACTTCTGCTATAGTTGCGTTCTCTACTCTCATATCAATAAAATATAATTTTTCTGTAGTAGGCTCTAAGTCTACATTTCTAGCCATTTCCCTCAATTTTGCTTCTTGTTCAAGTTTTTCGGTAGCTTTGTTTTTTTCAAGTTCCTCTTTGTGTTTTTCAATTGCTTCATTTTCTTCTATTACTTTTAATTTCATTTTTTCAACATATTCAGCTTCTTCTTTTGCAATCCTTATATTTCTTTCTTCAACTCTAGTTTTTTCTGCTGCTTCTTGTTCTGCTTTTGCTATTCTCTCTAGCACTTCTTTTTCTGCTTTTAACTTTCTATCCTCAATTGCTTTTAACTCATTAGCCTTTATTCTCTCTGCTCTTGCGTTTATATTTGCTATTACATTAACTGCTGGATTAAGTTCGATTTCTGTTTTAAAATCTTCAAGTAATATCTTTGCATCTATGCCCTTATTAACCGTTTCAATAGTATTTTTAATTATTTGTAGGTTATCAGCTTCTTGTTGTTGCTCTTGTTGTAATAGTAAGGCTCTTTGTTCTATGTCCTCTTTAATCTTCTTAACGCTCATATTAACGTTTGTATATTCGCTTGATACAATTAGTTGACTACCATACTTATCGTTTAACAGGAGGTCTGTGGTGAGTTTGTTGATGTGTTCCTGTGCTATTTCTCTTTTAACTTCTCTTACTTTATCATCAAATATTAAAATTGATTCTTTTATAGGAGTTTCTACATCTACTACTAACCCTATAAGTTCCTTACACTGTCCCTCAAACTTTGTAACTGGAATTAACATTTCTTTCTTAATATCTTTTCTATAAGTATCTAAATCTTTTTTAGTGCTAGAGAGTTCCTTTTGCATTACCTTGCAGTCTTTTAAATTTTCTTCTGTAACAACTAAATTTCTGTATTTTTCTGAACCGCTTATTAATGAAGCTTTTACTTCTTCAAAATTAATCTGCACTATCGGAAGTTGCTTTTCTAATTTTATATCTATCATTAAATAATTCCCTCCAATTCTGAAACTTTATGATCCGGTTTTAAATTTAATTTGTCTGTTGCTGCTTTCCAGTTAGTAAAATTCATTTGACTATATTTTGTAATATTGTAAGCTGCACATATATGAACTTCCTTTACACCTTTCTTCTCTGCTAGTTTTTTTAAACTTTCAATTTTGTTTTTATCAATTGTAGGATTATTTTCTACAGGCTTATCATATTTACTAGAATCTTTATCCCAATATATATCTGCCCCAACTCCTAAAGCTTTACAACTTACGGAAATCGCATCCGTTAAAGCCATCTTAAAACATTCATCGCTTGTAAATAATCCATTTTTTTCACTTGCTACAAAAGAACTACCGCCAGTTCCAGGAATTGCATCCGACCACTCACCATCAACCTTTATAAATAATTCTATATTTACAAATGCCGATATTTCTTCTTTTCCACCTTTTTCAAGCCATTGTTTAGTAATTGAATATTTCCAACCTATACCACATACCCCGAATTGTTCAGTTAACGTTTTAATCCTCCACATTGGGTTTATATCAGTTTTTCCACTCATTCTGCCGCCCTTAATTTCTTTCTGTGCTTCTTCAGGTACTTCCCTTGAATTGTTATATATTTTTAGGTTATCCATTTACAATCCCCCTCTACTCATATCTTGTTGTACTTCTCTTTCCTGTTGCTCTGTTTTATTAAAACGTTCCTGTTCCTTTTCTTCTAATTCCTCTTTCATTTCCTGTATTGTTTTAACTCTGTAATTTAATATCACGTTTTTTCCTCCCTTTAGGATAATTAGACGGCAAAAGTGATTCTTCAATATTCCATCCTGTTTTTAGCCTATAATATATAACTGCCGGTCGAATATCAAACTCTACTGCAAGCATATTAATTGATACAATACTTCCTTTATATTCAACAGTTCTCGTATTTCTTCTGTTATTAGATTGTTCTAAATTGGTTTTCCATGTACAATTTTTCTTGCTGTAATTTTCATTTACATCATTTCTTTCTAAAGTAGTTTCTTTTTTACCGTACTCCTCTATATGTTTCAAATAACTTTCGTACATGTCATTTTCAAAATTTGTAAAAAGTACCCACGAGAGTTCAATTCCAATACCTCTACCTCCGTAGTTCTTATAAGCAGCACATGATGGAACTAAGCATCTCCTGTTCATACTAGACCATGCCTTTTTAAATTTTTCATCTATTGAACTACACCTTGTCACCTGCAACCCTCCTATAACATTTTTAAATTGATTTTTAAAAGTTTTATTAAAAGTTTGCTTTGCTCAAGACTTGGATTTGCGTTTCCGTTTTCTAGTTTTGAATAGAAGCTTTGTTTAACTCCTATGTAAGTTGCAGTTTCTGATTGTGATAAATATTTTCCTAATCTTGCCATTCTTAATTCCTCTCTTTTCATGTTTTGCACCTCCCTGGATTAATTGGTATGTTTTATCTTATTCGGTATAATTATATTATATTCTACCTTACGTTGAATTGCAACCCTTTTTATAAATATATTTTTCGTAACGTTGAATTGTTGTTCTCGTTATAAGAACATGTCGTTAATTATTCATTAAAACAATAAAAAACTGTATCAAAAGTTTAACATTTGGTTATACTAATAGTAGAATAATTTATAAATGTGTCGTGGGGGTATATGAAAAATGGAAAATATCAACGAAAAAGATTTAGAATTTAGAAAGGTTTTTGCTAACCGTTTAAAGATGTTACGTACCGATAGAAAATTGACTTTGAAAGAACTTGCAGCAGCTTTGCAGCAAAAGTATGAAATTGAAATAACATATGGATCAATAAGCAATTATGAGCGTTACTTTCGTATTCCAGATTTAAGAATATTGACTTTTATATCTAATTTCTTTGATGTAACAAATGATTATCTTCTAGGAGTTACGGACGTTAAGAACGCTAAGATTTTACAAACTTCTATATATGATGATAATAATACAAAACACGACGTTAAAATAGCCGTAGATAAAGATTCCAAACTAGCAGATATGCCACTTAAAGATGTGGTTAAACTTGTAAAGGAACTTCAAGATTTAGGAATAGACTTCAATACAATTAAAAAATAATGTCGAATAACCTCACAATTTTGGGGTTATTTTCTTTGTGAACTTTACCTTTATTACCCTTTATTACCCTTTATAAATGCTATAATATAATCAGATAGTAATTTATGAGGGGGATGCAAATAGTGGCTAATGATGCAATAACTAAAGAGGATATAAAAGATATTATTTATGTAGAAATAGACAATGTAAAGGTTTATGTTAGATAATACATAAAAGCACTTACCTATTAATTTAGATAAGTGCTTTTATTAAGTTGCGTCATGTTTTTGAAGTACGAAGTAACTAATTATATAGAGCTTCGATTTTAGGTATTAAATTTATAACGCTTCCACCATTTTTGCAATAACCATTAAATATCTCTACTAATGTGTCATGCTTAGATAAACATGTGCCATCATCATTTTCCGTTTTTTCTACATAACCATAAGTTCCACCCCAGTAAACACAACCATTTTTGCTACACCAATCACTTAAAGCCTTTTCTTTCAAAGCTATAATATCGTTAGGTTTCATGACTAAACCTTTTACTGCTAAATCTATTGAATCTGAAATAGTATCACTTGTTTCTTTACTAAAACTTGGTAAAAACATAATAATTTCCTCCTTATTTTTTTGTTGCGTACTTTAATCATATTACACATTATCAATTTTCTCCTTATCCCTCTATTAATTCATACTCACTAATTTCTTTCTCTGTTAATTTCCTATCATATTCCGCATATCCCCAGGCACCACAACCTATTGCAACTATAAATATTTTAATTCCGTAATCATGTATATTGATAGTTTTCTTAGGCTGACAAAATGGACCTGGACCTCTCTGTGTTAAATAGTATCTATAATTCATTTAATACCCTCCCTATTCTACCTATTTAATTTTAAAGCGTCTGTGTGTTGCTATATAGCTTGTGTGTTGTTGATTCGTATATCTTTAATACCTCTGTGTATTCCATTGAGCATAATTCATGTACTAATGATATTTTAATTTCAGTATTATTTATGTTTTCATTTTTAATTCTATCTTCTACTATAAATTTAATCATATCAAGTCTATACATTTTAATACCCTCCTACTTCTATAAATTATTTATATATCCCACTTATCCCCGCAACCCATACATACTGCCCTAGTCTTTGTTTTTACCTTGCCTTTTCTCTTACCTATTAATAGCCACAAACCTGCTGTACAACATATTAATATAAATCTACCTATTCCCCATAAGATGCCCTTGCCACTCGTACTAGAGTTACCTTGCACCACTTGAATGTTTTCACTACCACATTTTTTACAATTCATTATTTTTCCCCCTCATATTCTTTGAATTTATTTAACCATTTTTCTTTAACCGGATTGATAGCACCATCTATTTCATCTTGATATATTGATTTTGAAACACTCCCAGCTTTACCGTTCATTGAAACATACTTTTTACAATTACAAGTACCACCATCACAAGCCATTATACTGTACCAAAAACAATCATTCATTATTAATTCCCCCTATTTTAAAAATTATTTTAATCTTCTATAATCAATATTACTACCGGTCCCTCTCCTTTTATAAAATCTCCTACACTACCTGGTTGTGGAATAATGTCTAAACTGAAAGCATCGTATGGATTTATCATAATTGATTTAAACTTTCTTCTTTTTAATTCTTCCACTATGTCCTCTGTACTATATTCATTCAATACCATTATTAATTCCCCCTATTTTTTATTTAAACAGGTCGTTTCAAACAACCTGTTTTATGATTTATTTATTTCTAGAAAATGCTTTTATAAAATTCATGTTATGTCTATTTTTTCGGTGCTTATATTTTAATATCTCTTTTTCAATTAACCATAATACTTTGCTTTCATGCCATATAGTATTTGTTTTTTCTCCACATATTTTACATTCTAAAATACTACAATAGGTTTTCACTTAATATCCCTCCGCACTTTGAGTAGGTATTATTTTTTATCTTTTTTATCCGTTTCAATATAAGCGACTATCAGTTTCTCAATTAATGCACTTTTATTTACTGATTCTATTTTGCATACTTCATTGAATTTTTTAACAATTTCATTGTCTACACTAAAACTTGTTGAAATTCTATGTACGCCTTTACTTCCACCTTTAAATCCTCCATCTGAAACTCCCACACATAAATGAATGGGGTTCTTGAATACTAAATAACTTCTTTTATACTCTCATTTATAATGAAAACTATAAATTACAACATATAAAAACTAATTATTTTCTTCAAGAATTTCACTATCAAGCATCACAATTGACACATTAACGATAGTATATGGCTCGTTTCAAAACTTAAGTATATTATATCGTACTAAAATAACCATGTCTAATGGTATATTTTAGTAGTGCTATCCATCCCACACCTAAAGAGAGTGGGCTTTCCGCACAAATATTGTAAT